AGATCATTTGATGACACATAAAGTAAATATATGGATAATAGATGAACGTCCCGAAGGACCATCTTTTCGAGTAAAACCAATGAAACTAATAATGGAATCCATTCTTGATGATGGAAGTTATATGGAACCTTCCCTTCAATTGGAAAGGCGTTTAGGACAGCAATTTTTAACAGAATTAGCCTCTGCTCTTATTCTTTCTGGTTATAGAGATAAAACAGATGATAATAAAGCAGAGGTAAAACGATTGGAGAACCATCTTCAGGATATGCAGAAGGTTGCTTTTGGTTCTTTAGAAACTATGCTTGAAGGGGTAAAAAGAAAATGAAAACTAGAGCGTTCGAATGTCTAACTTGTTGGGAGATATTTGAATCTTCCATTAAGATTTCCCGTTGTCCCCATTGTGGTTCTGTTCGAATACGTCTATATCGTCCATGTCCAAATTGCTAAAGGAAAATCAAAATGATATATCAATCAAATAATACACTTATGCGTCCATTTGAAAGAAAGGATTTGTCTGAAACCTATAGAAACTGGTTTCATGATTCCTCTGTATGTAAATGGAATTCTCATGGATTATTTCCATATACAAAAAAACAAATGGAAAGATTCATTGAAAATATTGAAGGAGATGGTCCTGATATTATATGGGCTATTTTTAAAAGAGGGAAGAGTCCAACCGATAATTTCTATACTCCTTGTAGAGATAGGCATATAGGTAATTGTTCCCTCCAATCAATAAATTGGATAAATAGAAGTGCTGAAATTGCCTTTGTTATGGGAGATGTTGCTGAATGGGGGAAAGGACATGCTACTGAAGCGGGAACTTTTATGCTTCATCATGCTTTCGAACGATTAAATCTGCATCGAGTATGGACAGGAACAGTAGATGTCAACCAGGGAATGAGAAGAGTGGCCGAAAAAATAGGTATGCAGCAGGAAGGGATATTTCGGGAAGGGGTGTATGTTCAAGGAGCCTTTCATAATGTGATAATGTATTCTATTTTAAAAGGAGAATATATGTAATGAGAGTAAATAAGGATTATACAGTAGAAGTAGTAGAAAAAAGTTTGGAAAGGAAGGGGGTTAAAATAGTAGACAATAATACTATTGATATATCCGGGGCAAAAAACATAGGAATAAAATCTTGGGGGAAGATTGATTTTTTAAGGTATCATGAAAGATACTTCTTTACAGGATTAGATTCTTATGGCAAAGGACGGAAGGAGGGCAGTCATGACAATAAGATGGGTAAGTGATATAGGATCCAACCACAACCAAAATCTTAATCGGGCATTGGATCTTGTTTCAGCATCCAAGGATATAGGGTGTTGGGGGGTAAAATTTCAGCTCTTCAAAGCAGAAACCCTTTATCGTAATCCAGATCCTGTTGTATTGGAGGAATTGAAATTATCAGAACTTCCCCTGGAATTTATTCCTTTAATAAGTAAATACTGTCAACTTCAGGAAATCGCTTTTGGGTGTACTCCTTTTTATTTAGAAGCAATTGATATCCTTGAACCCTATGTTGATTTTTTCAAGATAGGATCTTATGAAGTACTCTGCCTGGATATGATTGAGAAAATAGCAAAGACACGGAAAAGAATTATCATTTCTACGGGGATGGCAACTATTTCTGAAATAGAACGTATAGTAAATCTTATTATAGAATTACGTTCTGGATGTGAGGGTGTTACCTTGCTCCACTGTTGTTCAGAATATCCTGCCTCCCCAAAAGATTGTAATCTGGTTGATATGGTTTCATTGAATAAAACTTTTTCCCCTCTTTACATTGGTTGGAGTGATCATTCTGCTCAACCAGGGGTAATCCATCGTGCAGCAGGTATGGGAGCACAAATGATTGAATTTCATTTAGATCTTAATGATGAATGTGGTATGGAATCTATCCACGGTCATTGTTGGAATCCTTCCAAGATAAGAAAAGTTATTGAAGATGTAAAAATAGGGGAACAGGCTGTTATTTCCCAGAGTGAGAATTTGGAGAAAGATCTTATTAAGAAAGGAATGATGAGAATGAAACGGATGGATCCCTCAGATCATTCCCGTCCAATTAAGGTGATATAATGGAAATAACACATATTCGTTCTTGGAGGGGTAATTCAATTTCCAATTGTGGCTTGTCCGGTTATGGTGTACAATTTATCTCCAATAAGGAAGAAGCCACTTGCAGTAAATGTATATTGGTTGAACATAAAAAGCATAAAGCAGCAGAGGAGTGGATAAATGGAAGACCTGGAAGAGCTAAAAAGAAAAGAGGAACATAGAAAAAGACATGAAGAATTACATCTGAATTTGATGGAACTTCTGAATGATTTTTTGCATAGTAGGGAACATGCCAATACTATCAAGGTGGATGATTTTGTAGAATGGTCTTATAGTCAAACTCAGGTGATGGAGGAAAACAATGAAGGAGAGCCAGGAACACTTCATACTAATAAATGAAATAGAGGCGGTTCGAGCAAAGAATAATACTCTTTGGATGCAACTGGTACGAATTGCTATGGAACTGGATCCCATTAGAACAAAGAAGATTCTCTATGATATCACACAAAATGATCAAGCTATTACCTATCTAATGGAACAAATTGTAAACATAAAAGGATAAATAAATGAGTTCAAAGGAATATAACGAGAATATAAAAGCCCTTCATGTTAATTATAGTACTCTGGCAGATTGGATTGAAAAGGAAAAACCTGTTGATTGGTTTAACCTTATCCGTTCAAAAAATGGGGATGCCAATGCTACAGTACGGGCAGGAATGGAAATCCTCCCTATTTATGAAATGGATAATCCACGAAAGGTATCCCGAAATCTTGCAAAGAATTCTCGTTTGTACAATGAAGAAATTACTGTTGCTATAGGAATGGGCCTGGGACATACAGTAAAGGCTATGTTGGATAAAGCTGAAAAAGACCACATCATTATCGTAGTTGAACCTACTGGCTACATATTGAAACAGGCATTATCTCTTTATGATTTTTCCAAATATATTCTGAGGCGACAACTTATTTTCTGTATTACAGCAGATGATTTTTCCATCATTTCCTCTTTATTATCAAATGAAATAGTGATACAGAATTGGTTCATGTTTTGTGAAATGTATACTCTTCGAAGAGAACTTGAATACAAAACGCTCATGGAACAAATTGCAGCAATGATTAATAATATTCGCTGTAATATAGGAACAATTCAGGGAGCAGGAATGGAGATATCCTTAAATGACATCAAGAATCTTCCCTATGTAATTCGTCATAGAGGAATAAATGAATTAACGGATATTTTTAAAGATTGTCCTGGAATGGTTATATCTACAGGCCCAAGCCTCCAAAAAAATATCCATTGGTTACAGAAGATTCAGGATAAGATAATAATTGTTTCCACCATGCAAGCATTAAGAATTCTTTTGGCATATGAGATCACTCCTGATTTTGTATGCACCGTTGATTATGGTAAAGTAAACATGGGTCATTTCAGAGGATTGATGAATTGTAATATACCCCTGATTGCATTAAACAGAACCCACGCTCCTATTCTACAAGAGTGGGCTGGTCCTAAGTTTATTATAGGAACCCCCATGCCTGGATTTGATACATCGGGGCTTTCCGTTATTTCTAACAAGGGGCATGTAGACCAGGGAGGGAGTGTTTCCCATGCATGTCTCGGATCTCTCATTAAAATGGGGTGTAATCCTATAGGATTACTCGGGCAGGATTTAGCATTGGGAAAAACAAGTCACTTCAAACAGGCAGATGAAAGTGGTGATATCTTTGTAGATGAACAGGGAATGATCCAATGGAAAGTAACCGATTCAAAGAGCCATCTGTATGGGGGAACATATCCTATGGGACCGGCAGTATATACTCCTGGTTATTATGGGGGAATTGTTCTGACTAACCTGGGATTGAAATCTTTTATCACCAATTTTGAAAATATCTTTCGTTTCCACCCAGATAAGAAATTTATCAATTGTACTGAGGGGGGGGCAAAAATACAATATTCCAAAGAAATGACCCTGCAGCATTTTATTAAAAAATACTGTAAGAAGTCAATAGAGAAGGAAAAAATAAATCCCCTTCTTTCTTTGGAAGAAAATCATGGGGAAATAATAAAAAGAACGGTTCCTCTTTTACAAGAAGAGATTAAATTGTTTGATACCATTATAGAAAATGGGGAAAAAGCACTTAAAACATGTGATGATATTGAGGTTGCAGGAGAGGATACGGAGAAATTAAAAACTGCCATGAATAAAAATTCTGTTTATTCCAAATTAGCAGAAGAAGCAGCGAAGAAAAACCCCCTTATACAAATGTACATTTATCGGGAAAGTGTTATGATCCAGGGGAGGGACTTAAAGGTAAAAGGATCTGGGAAGCATCTTCTTAAAGATGAAGAAGACCGGAATGTACGAATAGAAAGAAACAGGCTTATAATCAAAGCTGCAATTAAGGGATCAGAAGAACTTAAAAGGGAATATGAAAAAACAATAGAACTTCTCCAGAAATATCTCCAAACAAAAGAGGAATCCTTGCTTACTAATATAAGTAAAGAGAAGATTTCTTTGAAGGAAACTGAAAAGTATTTTGAGGAGGGTAATTTCTCCCGACCAATGGTTGATGCTCTAATGGTTCTACAACAAGGACCGGCTATCTTTACAAGGGATAAATCCCACGCATTAACCATTATAAAAAAAGCAAAAGAAATAAGGGATGAAATTATCAATAAGGCAAAGGAAGAAGAAATAGAGGAAAGACGACAGGATCTTATCCAATATTGTTATTGTCTCGAAGAAGGTCAAAAGGCTGGAAGGAACGATAAGGATTTTGACAAATCACTTAAACTTCTCAGGAAAGCTGTTAAATTATTTCCCAAACGATGGGAGGCACGATGGGGACTTGCAACAGCACTTACTATGTTGGGACGAGATAAGGAATCCCTGGAACAATATACAAGATTGGTAGAAAACTTTCCTGAGAATATACAGTTCCTCTTTGAAAAGGGTTTAGTCCAACTACGAATAGATCCCAAAGTAGGATTTGAGGAATTAAAAGAGGTTATGTCAAAAACAGATAAGTATGATGGCTTTCTTATTAAAATGGGAGATCTCTACATGACCTCTAAATTGTACAAAGAAGCATGTACAGCTTATAGGGAATATTGCAAAAAGTTTCCCGCTGATATAGATGGATTGATAAGGTTAGAAAAAAGCTATGAAAAGTTGGGTGAAAAAAAGAAAGCATCTGATACTTTTAAGAAGATACAGCAATTAAGGGGTCGTTTTTAATTTTTCTTTCTTTATTTTTATCTTTTCATTTAATTCTACAAGTTCAGCGGGACAACTATTGTCTCTTTCTTTTATGATTTCTGCTTCTACTTTGTGTCTGTTTTTCATTACTTATAGCCCCTTGTTTGACATTCTCCTATAGTAGCGGTAACTTTCCATTGTATAAGACCGTGTAAAAACTTTTGTTCATATTGTTGATAATACATACCCCCCGCATTTGCCCAAGTAAGTGCTTCCAAATATATACTATAATAAGGAGCCGATAAATTATAACAAGAAGCTGCTTGGTTACTGTAATAACCAATAAGGGGTATTTTATCTGGAGGACAAAATGTTAAACGAAAAACGGTAGCTGTTGCAGAAAGAACAGTGTCTTCCCATCCTGTTTGGGGAGTATAACTTGCTGCACCAGAACCATTAACATAAATAAATTCTCCAGTATCACTATTCCATATAAATTCTATTATATTCTTAGCCCCATCTGTCCTGAATCGAAATCCAGAATCACAATAACCACCATCAATTACTGAAGCTATAGCCCCATCAATTTGTAGGGGTTGAAATCCATTTACTTGATATAATTTTGTTGTGTTTAAAAAATCTGCTTTGGTAAGAATAGCACCCATTGTTAATTCAATAGCAGTTCTACTGGTTATTTTACAAGCAATATGATCCGTATCATACACATAAGCACCTGCATCTATGTATCCCAATGGACCTTCAAATTCATTAGTATCTTCAAAAAGCATAACCCAGGAATCTGGGGCAAATAACATACCAATGTTTTGTCCATTTACCTGAGCAGGAGAAATAAGATTTGTTGGGTTAGCTGCACATGTTGTATTGGGCATCCAAGTGATACCAAAGGAAAGTGTTCCCAAAGTATTTTTGTAGGGCCATACTATAAACCATTCATTAGCCAAAGTTGCAGTTATACCATCAATAATATGACCAGCATTTCCAGGAGTATCATATTTAATAGTATAATCAGATGTGAGTTCTAAATAGGTTCCATCATTAAGGCGAGCACCTATCCAAGATTGTCCATCTTTTGACTTACATTTAATAATAATTTCATTAGCATCTTTATATACAATATTATACCATTTCCCCCCATTATTGTCAGTCATTCTTTCTTTATAGGAGGGGGGGACATAAGGGGTAGCAATACTTACAATAATGGCTTGGATAGCTGCATATAATTGTTGCTGTGTGTCCTGTGCTTTACTTTTTACATTAAAGCCAGCTTGCTCAATAACATCACAGATTTCTTCCTGTACAGAATTTAACCATGCAGATTCTACAATAGTTCCCGGAGGACCATCAGTGAATAAACCATCATTATTATAGGTTGCTTCTGTTCTGTGCATATCATTTAAGCATACTTGATTATGTTATTTGCTATATTGGGAACATTAAAAGTAGCTCCAGCCCCACCAAATGTATAACCAATAATAGCAAAGAGGGCAGCACCTATTCCTGTAGTGGAATAACCCGTACCATCACACAGAAACCACCCCGGAGGAGCTGTAGCCCCCCCATAAGTCCCATAAAAACCTATAGGAGTAGAAGAGGCTACAATTAAAGCATGAATAGCTGCAAACAATTGTTGAAAGGAATCATTGGTTACTGGGGAGATGTCATATCCAGCCTGGGTGATTACATAGCATATTTCCTCTTGTATGGCATTGAGCCAATCTGCAGAAACAATTGTACCTGGAGGACCATCAGTGAATAGTCCAAAAGAACTATAAAGAGAATTTATCCTATGCATATTCTACCTTCATTTTACTTGGGGATCTACTTTTTTTACTTCACCAAGCATTTCCAAAGAATTCATTTGTGCCGGATTGCATCGTTTTAAGAGATCTTGAAAAACACCAGCATCCTTCGCCTGTTTCACACCAAACATAGCAAGGGCAATAAGATTGTTTCTTTCAGCCCCGTCTGTAGTAGAACGGATGCCCTGAAGATTGGTAAGAAATTGAAAGAAGGAATATTCAATCTCCCCCTTGCTTTTATCCCAAATAGTTTCTTCCTCGGTTCCCTCTGCTATCATTTGTATCATAAGACGTTCTTCTATTTTCTGCCACCCTTTAACTTCCAACATACGATAATCCAGAGAGATTACCATTTGTTTTAATTCATAGTGTTTAAAGGAAAGTTCCAATTCTTTCTTCTTTGCTTGTATCTTTTTCTTATTTGCAGAACAACTTTTTAAGGTTTCAATTTCATCTTCCAGTTCTTCAATATCCAGTTTCTTCATTTCTATATCTTTTGCAAGATAAAGAGCCTGATCAAATTGAACCCGCTGTTCATTTATAGCTTGGTGGAATTTACTGTGAAGTGTGGGACAATATTGATCACATATAATGGATTCTTTTTGGGAATCCGTCCTCCACTGATGGACATTGAGCATAACCTTTCCAAGATGTTCCTTTTTTTCCATAAGGAAGTGAATATCTTCCGGTTTGAAAACATCAAAGCGTTGAACAGTAGTTAAAGCATCAGAAAGAAGGTCTTTCTTTACTATAGAATTCATACATCCCCCTAATAAGTTAATATAGTTTCTACTTTGGATGTCCATACATCTTCAGTAGCAAACAAATCAGCAATATCTCTGTTATATCGAAATGCTTCTGTTACAGCAGAGACAGCACCTGTATTCCCACCAGCACAGATACTGATAGTCCCTGTTCCACAACCACCAAGCAACTGACGAGCAGTAGCAAGAATAGCAGATTCAATCCAAGCATATCCATTGAATCGTTCACATACATTTGTTACTGCTGCAACAAATCCACCAGCAATCATAGCATAATTTTGATGTCCCATACAGGACATAGCATCTTTGGCTGTCACCAGAGAACCTGTATAAGACCATACAGCTCCATTATATTTCTCTACCAGGGAAGAAACTGCTGCAACAAACCCACCTACCCCAAGAGCTGCATTCTGTTGTCCACACCCCCCAAGAAGGGACCGGGCTGTATTAAGGGAACCAGTAGCAACCCAGACATTGCCATTAAACCGTTCACAAACAGCAGATACAGCTCCTGTAGTACCTCCAATGGATAATCCAGCATTCTGGTGTCCTGCCCCTGCCAGACTGCTCCTGGCAGTGTTTAAAACACCAGTAACAACCCATACAGAACCATTGAATTTCTCTGTTACTACTGATACAGCCCCAGCACTCCCACCAAAGGATAATGCTGCATTCTGAGTTCCTATTCCACCAAGAAGATCCCGAGCAGTATTTAGATTCCATGCTGCGTTGGTAAACCAATTGGAACTATCATTCTTTTCAGTTACTGCAGAGACAACCCCAGTATTCCCACCAAAGGAAAGAGAAGCTAGATTATATCCGGCACAGGCAAGACCAGAACGGGCAGTATTAAGGCTTGCAAGAGTTGTCCATGTCCCATAATTAAGAATATCTGTTCCTGCCAATAATCCTATCAACTTATTTGCATTGGTATCATAAATTCGTTCATTTACAATTTCCATGCTGATTATAGCAGGGGACTTGATGGGAATAATGACAGACTCTTCTCTTGTTTCAATAAAGATATCTGTTATAGCTGCATTAGTGTCTATATTGGAACGGACCGAAATAAATAATTTAAGAAGATTGGATTGATTGAATTTCTCCGTAACTACAGAAGAAGCTCCAGCATCACTTCCACCAAAGGATAAAGTTGCATTCTGAATACCTGATCCCGCAAGGCGTGTTTTAACTGTATTAAGATTACCAGAAGCTAACCATATACTACCATTAAACTTCTCCGTTACTGCTGAAGCAGCAGCAACAAATCCACCAAAGGATAAAGCTTCATTTTGTGTTCCTGCTCCTGCAAGACGACTTCTAGCAGTATTAAGATTACCAGAAGCTACCCATACAGAACCATTAAACTTCTCTGTAACTGCAGAAATAGCCCCGGTATCCCCACCAAAGGATAAAGCTGTGTTTTGTGTTCCTGCTCCTGCTAAATTATCCCTTGCTGTATTAAGATTACCAGAAGCTACCCATATACTGCCATTAAATTTCTCTGTTACAATTGAAACCGCCCCATCATTTCCACCGAAGGATAGGGTTGTGGTTTGTGTACCTGATCCAGCAAGAAAAAATCTAGCAGTATTAAGATTCCATGCTGCATTAGTAGACCATGATGCCCCATTAAACTTCTCCGTTACTGCTGAAGCAGCAGCAACAAATCCACCAAAGGATAAAGTTGCATTCTGAATACCTGCTCCTGCAAGACGACTTCTAGCAGTATTAAGATTCCATGCTGCATTAGTAGACCATGATGCCCCATTAAATTTCTCCGTAACGGCAGTAATAGCAGCAATAAATCCACCAAAGGATAAAGCTGTGTTTTGTGTTCCTGCTCCTGCTAAATTATCCCTTGCTGTATTAATATTCCAACCAGCAGAAGTGGACCAAGTATTCCAAGCATTCCATTTCTCATAATTTTTTATATTGTTATTAAAAATAATATCCAGCATACCATTATCTTTTGTTTCTATTTCCAGATAATCAGTAACATAGGGATAGGAGACTGGTTCGGGGTGAACCAATCTCATAATGGCATCATAAAGTTGCTGGTGATTATCCAGTCCCTTGAAAGATACAGCACCACCTGATTGAGTTATTACATAGCATATCTCTTCCTGTACAGCGTTCAACCAATCTGCTGCAACAATAGTTCCAGGGGGGCCATCAGTAAACAGCCCGAAATCATTATAAAGGCTTTCAGTTCTATGCATAGCTTCCCCCTGGATTCATTGTAGAAAGAAACATTCTTTTAAGTTCCTTTTACGGACCAATCCGGTTTGAAATAGAATTTCCCACTTGCACTCGTTCCATGTAAATCAGACGGCATAATCCAACCAATAATAATGGTACTATTGGTTGTCATAGTATGGGAAACTGAACCTGGTACTCCAGACATCAAATACAATGGACGACCGATCAACCGGGACCAAATGGTACTATAAGCGGAATGGTAAACAATACCTTCCATAAGCACCTGTGCCGTCGAAACATCAGAAGCATAACTATCCATTGCCATTCCAAGTACACCATTATGGGCACTGTCTGAGGCATCTGCCCTGATCCAGTATCCTGTTGAACGTTCCAAGGTGAGTACATTCATAAAAGATACAGCACTTCCCATACATTGAGAGTACATAATCCATCCCCGTGCGGATTTATCCGTTAGGGTGTATTTCGCCTGGGGCATTGCCCAGAAGTCACCGGGATTAGCAAATTCTGTTTCCATAATAGTAACCTGGAAATCTCTTAAATCCTGTGCAGAAATTTGTCCTGTAACATTATCTGCAAAAAGAGCCAAAATTGCTGCCCTCGTTCTTTGCGTATCAGCCATAATAAAACCTCCTTATTATTTTCCTTCCAAAAAAATATACTTTACAGTGGTCTTGTAAATGCACTGTCAAATTCCCGTTTATAAAAATCCCACCCAAAATGGGCATCAAAGGACAAATTAAATCCGGTATCCAATGCTCCGGTAAGATATTCCCCATCATAATCATGATTATTTCCAAAACTATCATCAAAAGCATAATCAAGTCCTGCAGAAACAACAGAACCATCATATGAGGGGAAACACTCAAATGCCCATCCAAAACCCCTATCAAAAGAACGCTGCCACCAATCATAAAGAGCAAGTGTGTGTCCCGGTTTTAATCGATTAAGCTCATAAAAAAGATTGGGATATTTCCTGATCATGGAAAGGATATAATCAAAACTATTCCCCGGTAAGGAAGTAAATGGGAGGGAATCAAATGCCCAATCAAAAGCCCCCTTACTTCCATTAACATCTACTTCTACTTTCCAATAGAAAATATTTCTCTCATTTCCACAGGATTGTCCTGCTTGCAATATACCTGCATGAGCAGGAGTAAATTCAACTATATTTATAGTATATCCTAGAGAAGTGGCAATGGATTCAAAATATTCGGGGTGTTGTCCCCCAACAGAAATCAGTTTTGCATGAAGGTCATTTCGTCTTCCTTCCAAAGTAAGAGAAAGAGAACGGGCAATTTCTGGAAGACCAAACTCTTCTTCCATGTCAGTTATAAGTTCAGTTACTGTTAAGGTAGAGCGTTCCCTTACAATAGTATCTACTCTTGCTTCTACCCTGGCAAGTTCCTCTCCCTTGGCATACATAAGATCAGCCATATTGGAGTTTGGATCTCTTGTCCACATCCTTCCTCTAGGAAGGAGAGCCATCAGTAAGTGTCTATAATTTAATGCTGTTCGTCCCATCAATAAGCTCCAAAAGATACAGTCCCCAGAACAGGCACTCTATTTGTTGCCACTGCTTTATCAACTAAAGGAGAAACCAATCTAACAGCAATTATACCAGAAGCTGCACTGACATATCGTATTATGTCTGATAAATATAATGTTTCTCCCGGACCCCCCTTGTCAATCAAAAGATTGGTAAGAGCTGCCCTTGCATTGGTCTGAGCATTAACATCATTGGGAGAAATTGCAAGAGAAAAATCTATACTCTCCAAAGAAAGATCAATAATGAAAAGACCGGGTTGTGCCGTTACGGGACATCCCACTGTAAGTCCAGTTAAAGTATCGGTATGTTCTACAATATAATCATATACTTCCTGTCTCTGTGTCGAATTAGGAAGAATGGTTGATAGGTCATTATCCCTAACAAAGGCAACCCCAATAGTCCCCACTCCTTGATATAATGGAAATGTCCATACTCGGGTAACCCCACTAACTTCCAATGCCCAGGATGAATAATCAAAATCAGCCCCCCCATGCGGGGGTTGTCTTTTTCTAGTTAGAATTCTTTCCCGTAATTCATCATCTGTTTCCTGATCCAGTCCTCCGAGAATACCCAAAGAATCAACTGTTACAGAAGTATTTATTCCTACCAAAGGGGATACAAAAGTAAGTGTTGCAGCGGGGTTTTGATTCCCTGCAGTTCCAGCTACCTTTGCAGTAACAACGATATCGGCATAACCACCGGCAATAACGACAGCCTCATCGAGAAGATATACTTGATCATCAATAAACTGAAGCTCCGTTCCTTCTGGAACAATATAACCGTTTGTTCCTGTAACCCTTGCACCACCAGTAGCTTTTACTGCACTCTTTCGAATAATACCATATTCCAAACCATGTTGTTCCAAATATTCTGCATCAGCAGAGGTAATAAAAAGTTGATCCTTTATGAAATTAAGGTATCCATAAAGTGTATATACTGCCCCCCCATACGCACGGGCAAATATCTTATATACACTCCTTCTTAAAAAAGAGGCTGCATTCTCTACCCTTGTAGTAAAATCTGCTTCAATACGATCTATTATTTGTTGTAATGAGGGTCTACTAAATGGCATTTTGCGCCTCCTTATGCTCCCACCTGGGCAAACCAAACATCATCAAATGCATATGTTGTGGTAGTTCCATCACTCTTCATTATCTGTATTAAAAAAGCAAGCATATAACCCCCCTGTCCAAGAAGAGGTTGCTTTTCAACAGTTATATCAATCTTCTGAGCAACACCATCATCTATAAGCCATTTAAGACATTCATATAGATATATTTTAGCTTTATTGATATTTCCCTGTGTTGCTTTGGAACGTTCCAAAAGCCACATACGAGAACCGATACGATCATCATTATAAGAAGATGTCTGATCTCCCCACCATCCCCTTTTATCCGTGGGATCCTCTATAAGATCTCCATCCTTTGCCCGTCTATCAGTAAATATACTTATAAAGACAGCCGTTTCTAAACCTTCATCCCGTTGAAGATCCCCTTCAATGGGATTGATATCAGCCGTCATAAAATCAGTATCATAAATAAGACGAATATCTTTTGCCATAACCTATCCTATTGACACTTTGCCTTTGTTTGTCCTGCATCAGTTACTTCAAAATCACAGGTACAATTCACCACATCAAAAGGGGCCACAGTATTTGTAAAAACCCCCATACAATTTCCTTTATCTGTTCTTCGTATTGGTGGTCCCATCCATACAGGAAGATTTGTTTCCTGTGTTTTTGTCCCCGTAGCAGAAATAGGGTTCAATGTACTTCCACTTACATGAGTATATCCTGCTTTAGAACATACCCCAGGAGTCATAATCCATGAAATTCTGGTAAGAAGAATAGCCTTACCACCAGCTTTCACTTTTAATGAAGGATATTCTGTATAGGTCGGTTTACCAGGAACCCATGTTGCTGCTCCAGTTGGTGTTATGGTAATCACCCTATCCGTATTTGCTATTTCAAGAAGTGCCATTATATATCTACCGTAAGATTCCCGTTAATATCAACCATACTGGCTTTCATTGTAATAATGTTTCCATTCAAATCTGTCAACTTCATTCCTGAAGCATTCAAAATAATAGTATTTCCCCGATCATCATAAACACAAACATCTCCTTCAGCCATGGAAGGAAGAGAAGTTCTGGCATCTCTATCAGTAACACAAATAACAACCCCTTGGTCCCTATTTCCGTTAATGAAAAGAAGGGTTGCTTCAGTTTCTGTTCTTGGATAGGATTCAAACCCATAATTTTGCATCCGTTCCATATCAGAAATAATTTCTTCTTTCAATGCAGTTACTTGTATCCGTTGAATGTTCCCAGAAATACCCACAGTCTTGACTATACCCCTTCCAAGAAGGAGAAACAATTTCTTTCGTATAGCATTTATAATTGATATATTATCAGACATCAAATTTACCTTTTATTTGAGAGGCATCTCCAGTAGCAGAATAAGTTCTTCTATCTACCAATCCCAATATCACAAATTCACCTATATTCTCTTCTCCTTGGATATATTCAACAGAATCAATCAATCGTGTATCATTTATATCCATAATAGCATCTTGAACAGGTACAAGCATATTTATATCCCAGATAGAACCATCAGATTGGGTAAGTCCAGGAACAGTGTAAAAAAGTTTTCTGGAATATCCAGCACGAAGATTTGCTTCCCATTTGGCTCGAATCTGACAGGAACCTATATCAGAAGGACTATCTGTAAAAATAACCATGGGACGATACCTTTGTATAACACTATCAGAAGCTCTTCCATATGGTTCAATAAAGTCAGTTAATGTTTTTGTATCTG